GCCCCCTTCAAAATGATTGCTTAATGCAATTCTTTTTATCTTACATAAGGTTCGAAACCTTAACAGCACGGTAGTACTGGTTACGATCAGCAGTGAATGTATCACCGTCAGTAGTACCATTTGCTTGTGTTACGTATGGGTTAGCAATCATGCCGTAACGAGTCTTGAAGCCGATCTTAGGCTGGAAGGTGTTAGGGTCAATCGCACGAACCATTTGTAAAGGAACGTATGGGCAGTAGAAAAGACCTGCGTCATATGGGCTAGTGCCTTTGTAGCCAGCAACATAGAACTGTGATGCTGCACCAGTGTTAGCACTGTATGGATCGATGTACACTTTGTAACGACCGTTAAGAACACCAGCGAAAGTGTTACCAGTATCGTCTACATTCAGGTTAGTAGAAAGTGCAGGAGTGTAATCAAGAACACCTGCCATTGCGAGGGCACTTGCAACGTCTGATGAACAGATGATGAAGTTACCTTTGCCTCTACGAGTATCTTGTGCAATCACGTTAGCGTCACGCTCGATGTTGAACAACAAGCCTTTGAAACGCTCAACTGACCAACGACCGTTTGAGTCAACGTCAAGGTCGAAAGTACCAGGAGTTGCAGTAGATGCAGAACCAGGCTTAGCGACTTTGTAGATTGTACGAATAACTTCACGGTTAATTTCAGCAAGAATTTCTTGTGAAAGAATGTTAGAAAGCTCTGACTCAGCGTCAAGACCATGAATTGCTTTGAGGTCTTGTGCGAGTTCTACAGTGTACTCAGCTTTCAATGCACGAGACTTAGCTGTAACAGTAGTCTTCTCGATTGAGAAAGCCATCTCGTTCAAAGTAGTTGAGTCGCCGAAACCTTCAGCAGTAGAAGTAGAAACACCATTACCAGTAGTGTAAGCACCGTCAACAGGGTTAGAACCTGCGTGAGTACCAGCACCAGAGAAGTCAGTGTCTGCTTCGTTAAAGAGTGCTTCAGTACCAGTCTGGTTAGTGTAGTGTGACTTCATAGCGAAGATCAAACCAGTAGGACCAGTCATTGGCTGAACACCAGCAACATCATAAGCCATCAAGTTAGGCAATGCTCGTCTAACAAGGCTGATAAGGATTGGGTCGTAGTTGTCAACAGAAGCGCCAGTTGCGTTAGCGTGAGTTGCTTCCATGATGCCTTGCTCTTCACGTAAGGCACGTTCTTGGTTTTCGAGAACTACAGCAGTTACAGCCTTCTTATACGGATCTGCGATTGGCTGCAGGTCAGCATGCTCGAGGACTGGTGCCCACTTGCTCTCAATTTGCTCTGAAAGATACATTTAAGTCTCCTTGTTGTTTCAGTTTTGTTTTTATAATAACAGTACTATTTATAAAAAATTAATATTAGAACTTAGTTGATTTTGAAATTGCTTGAGCATACTTAGACATAACTGTATTAGTTACTTCGTCGGCTGCTTCAAATGTGTCCTCAAGAACATCTTCAGTCAACGACTTCTCAGCTGGGAAGTAGTTTTCTTTAACGACTTGAAGTTTTTGCTCATATGAATCCATACCTGTATAAGTAATGTCTTCGACTAATGTTGCAAATTTTTCTGCTTCAGTAGACGCTAAGCCTTCTGAAATCCTAGCAAATACTGCTTGCTTCTTCAAACTAATAGCTTCTTCTTTGATTGCCATGCTTGTTTCAATTTCTTCGTCAAGCCGTGCAGTAAGAGTATCAATTTGATTTTGCATTTCAGTCATCACATCATACTTCTCTTCAGGTACTTCAATGTAATGCTCTGAGAATACTTGCTGTAGTCCTTTGATAAACGACTCAGTTACTTCTGTACGAATACCGCTTTCAATGGCGATTTGATTTTCTGCCATCCAGTTTTCAGTAACGTAGCTGAGGTACTTATCGACATTTTCTACCATTTGCTCTAACTGTGACTCAAACTCTACGTTTGCAGCTTCAGTTAGCTCTTCTTCAATTTGTGCAATTTCAGCACTAACTCTAGAAGTAACAACAGCTTCAAACATTTCTGCTGCTTTTACTTTGAATTCTTCTGTGAGATGATCTTCGTCAGCAAAGAGAGCGTTGAGGTCAGCTTCGAAAAGAGCAGCTTCTTCAACAGAAACCTCTTCTTCAGCAATTTCTTCAGCGTCTTCTGCAACTACTTCATCTTCAGCAATAACTTCATCAGTTACAACTTCGTCTTCGGCAATAACTTCTTCTGCATCAGCTTCAACTTCTTCTCGTGCAACATTTCCGGCAGATGCCTTCTTCATTACGTCAGTTTCGCTTGGCTTATCATTAGTGAAGTTTGCAGGCGCTTCTTTAGCACCGGCACCCTTAGGTAGTGTACCGTCTTTAGATGCCTTACCTTCCGCTGCCTTACCCACAGGTGAAGTCAAGCCGCCTTCTGCATTGCCAGTACCGCTAAGGTCTTGCATTTCAGGATTGGCGTTTGAGCTACCTTGAGTAGGATTAGAAGCATCACCTTGCTGCTTATCTTTAGGACGATTTGCAGCGCCCTCCATAAGCTCTCGGATTTTGGATTCTACACCCATGTTTATTCTCCTATTAGGTT